AAAAGAAGAAAATCCAAAATTTGGAAGGAAACTTCCAAACTGGTTTGGCCCTAAATGGCGTAAAGGGCAAAACAAAAAAGTGGATGGCCATAATCCACATAACTACCTCAACGAGAGATAGCTCCCAAGTAAATGGGACAATGCCTGTTGTGTTGCTAATGTCATTGTTTCCGCAAATAAAAGAACTATTCATATTTGTAGGGAACAGGCAAATTCGTTAAAGAATTCTAACTATACTTTCAAGCAACAAAATCAATTAAGAAACAACAATTCTCTCAATCTATATCCTTAGATCCAAAAATGACGGGCAAAGGCAACATACCCTATACGTGCGGTAACACGTACTGAAACGGAAATGTGATATAAATTTATTGACTCAAACTCCTATACGTCGGATTAATGTGCGCCAAACAGACCGGTTCGTCTGATAAAATGTTCTATTTCTACTAGCTCCAAGTTCTTGTTAGGTCACTAGGTTATATCGAAATTACTAATAATATCAGGGGGATTCTGCTATAGGAAACACAAAATATGATCCACCATAATGGTGAAAATCTAATTTCAAAACTTCAATTGAAGAATTCACTATATTTATGGCTCTTGACTGATTGACATGACACGAATATATACATCATGACAACTCTAATATCAAGCACCAAATTGTTGCGTACTGTTTACGGTGTACTGCCGCATACAAAGTGTAATAATAAACTAAACTAAACTTCCGAAAATAAAGTCTATACACATGCATGATAACTATTGGTAGGCAATTTGTGAAGTTTGGAATAACAAACAAACAAATATAATTCAAACAAAGGACGGTTCAAAAGAAACGTCCAAGGTGTTCGTCTCTATTAAGCACGTTCAAAGGGGTTCTATGAAACCCTAAGAATGTGACATAAATCTTTGAGTAACACGAACGCAAATTGAAATATAAAATTTTGCGTGAATGCGTAAAATTCGCTGGATGAGGGCCTAATCTCATCAACGAAATTCTACAATATGGGAGAGTCCCAGGAGCAAAATGCTCCTGGG